TTCTGATGATGTTGAAAATCTGACAACAAGAAGCATTAGATATTGGGATTCTCGTGGTTTTAATCACAAGGACCTCTTTCATTTTTCTGCGGATTATGAGTCAGCTACCGATGGTATATCACCGGAGACTTCTAGGATAATAGATATATTCTGTTTTCGTAGGGGTCTACTTCCGGATATTGAGATACCAGAGGATCAAGATCTTAAGGGCATATGGACGATCATGTCCCGCATATATGAGTACCTACCTTACGTGAGTCCCTCCTCCAGTCGTAAAGACTGGTTGAGAGTTAATACATGGGTTCACTGTGTATTACGTAATTGTAAGTCTATCAATCTTTCGGCAATAAGATCACGACAATGGAAAAATCGTGAGGTGATTATTGGGAAAGAGACCATCACGCAAACCTCTGGGCAAATGATGGGGGATATCAAGAGCTTTCCGGTTCTTTGTATCCTCAATCTGAGTCTTTGGGATTTTGTTTGTGATAGTAAGGATGTTTATGTAACGACAAGTTGGAAACTTATCGTGAAGGAGAAGCCTCCTTGCTTGGTTAATGGCGATGATTTTCTTTGCCATGCGCCTAGGGTCTTTATTGATAGGATGATAGAGGTTTCGGGTAAATTCGATTTTACGTTGTCCTTAGGAAAGTCTTATATTTCTAAGAAGTACGCTGTTATCAACAGTCGTGCCTTTTTGAAATCTGGGACCGGACTTGGATTCCGTATTCAGGAATTACCTCTTTATCATCTACCACTATGCATGCGTCCTGAGAAGGTTGTTCCATTATGGCAGAATTTTTCAACTGCAACTGCACCACAAGGCAAGAGCAATGCTATTCCAAAAAGGATAGCAAAACTCTTTCACCTTATGAATGGGAAGGTAATTGAAAAACAAAGTTTTAATGGACGCTTACACTGTAGATTTCCAATCTTACAGGGTGGAATCGGTCTGACAAATATGGCAACATGTCGTCAGAAGGTTTCTCTCAAGCACATGTATGTGGCATCTCACAATGAGTGGGCTTTTCGAAATGGAATTATACCTGATGTTTTACGTTTTGAGATGGAATATTTTTCATCAAGGGGCATGAAATGTCTTGGTATACCTGATCTGTTGGAACGTGATGTAGGTGGTTTGAAACCCACCTATTTCAGTGATCGTTTCACACGTGAACGCTGTAAGGATGATTGGCTTGGAAACCTTTCATGTAAAAAAGCGGATGTCGATGGAATATTGGTTGCTAATCCAAAGCGCCTTTATAAACGTTGGTCACGTGTTCGAAAAGAAATGTATGCAAAAGGAATTTACCCAGAGGGTTCCAAACTTCCTAAGAGTATCTTTGTGAAGAATGAAGATACAATGATTAGAAAGATTGAAACCTTTATGGTGAAGGACCAAGATTTTTCAATTGAAAAACTTGAAAAATTGGTAAATCCAACACCTTTGGGTAAATGCACTAGTAGAATAGGAGTAACAGAAGAAAACCTAGAAATTGTTAAACC